GGCCAATCAATGATGAAGAAGAACCAAGCTAGTGGCCGACAAGACTTGATACTTCGTGGTATCCACAACTTCTTAAACGAATATTACAACCAGCTCGTACAGATGATGTGTGTTTGGTATGACAAAGACCATTTCTTTGTTTATAACGGTGGCGATGGTGACTTCGATTACATTACTATTAACCGAGATATGATTGAAGATGGCCTAGCTGTCAATGTTAAGGCTGGCATTGGTGCTGGTTCAGACAAGGCACGACAAGAAGCTATTGCACTACAACTACTCAAGATGGATAAAATATCTATCCTTGACGCATACAAAGACCTACACCTTGAGGGCGCACAGAACCGATACGACAACTATGCTAAAGAAAAGGCTGACCCAATGGGCATGGCACGTGACGCTATGGATCAAGTATCCGATGGCCGAGCATTTGTTGACTTTACTAAGATTATGAACGGTGTTGATGTTAAAGACTTTACTGACCGCTCTAAAGAATATGTACTTACAATGCGTAAGCTCATGCTTACTGATGAATTCCTTGACGCAGACGCTAAGAAACAGAACCGATTACTCAAGTTTGTTAAGAAGGTACTTGATAACGTAGAACGACGTTACGCACTAGACCAAGCTACACAATCTCAAGGCGTTGAAGCATTAGACCCAAGCAAACCATTCCCACCACTTCAGCCGTTTAACCCACAGACACAAATGGGACAAGGACAACCTGGTTCAATGGCACCTGGTGGCGCACCTGCTCCTGGTGGAATGCCTGCTCCTGGTGGAATGCCTGCACCTGGCGCACCTGGACAATTACCTCCTGGTGCCTTACCCGTTAGCGCACTACAACAAGGCGCACCTGGCGGAGCTATGCCTGGTGGATTAACTGGTGGAATACCTGCACCACAAGCTGGAACTGGACTACCTAATATGGCTAATCCTGGCGCAGCAGCTCCACAAAACCCCTCTCAACTACCTGTGGTATAATACAGACATATAACAAGGAGTTTAGCCCATGAACCCTACACTCGATAGCATTGTAGAGCAGGCACTTGCCGAAACAGAACCAACTAATCAGGAGGTTGTTAAAGATGTGGACGAAAGCACAGCTGAAGAAGAAGCAGTTGAAACGAATGACACAACTACAGAAACAAAAGAAGCTGACGAAGCTGCAGAATCTGAAGCAGATGAGACTGCAGAAACTAGCGAAGAAGCAGATGGTGAAGAATACACAGCTGACGATATAGTTGCTGATGAGGAAGAGGAAGTATACAAAGAACCTAAGGTAGAACAACCTAAGGAAGCGGCTACTAATCTATCCCCAGAACAAGCATACATATTTAATAACCTACCTGACATCAATGTTCAGGCGGCTGACGGCAAATACTACACGATTAAAGTACCATCACAGCTACCAGCAGATTTTGAGTTTGCTAACAAGCGTGAAGAGATTATCTTTAACCAAAATGTAGCTGCACAAGAACTTAACGCACGTGATTTACAGAACCAGTACAAGACACAAGAAACGCAACGACAAGGCACTGAGTTCCAAGAAAAGGTTAATGCAAGCGTGCGTAGTGACGTAGCTGAGTTGCAGCGTGAAGGTATATTCCCAAAGTTTAGAACTCCAATTGACAGCCCTAACTTTGAGAAAGACCCAGCAGCAGTTGAAATGCAAGCAGTTCTTGACCTTATGGAAACACGCAACTCTGGTTATTTAGAGCAAGCACAAAAGGGTCAACCATTTAGGTTTGTTGGTTTTAAAGAAGCCTATGATATTTACACAGCACAGCAAGCACGAGCTGAACGACAAAGTAATGTCCGTAAAGAAGATAGCGCACGTAAGACTATTGCAAAAAAGTCTAGCAACAGCGCTGGAGCTTACGAACCAAACATTGTTAAACCTAGTGTACGAGCTGGAACAACTACACGCGATCTACTAGCTGAAATAGACGCGATGGAATTTTAATATGAAAACTATACCATTAACTAAGGGTTATGAAGCAATAGTTGATGATGAAGATTATAAAGAATTGTCTAATTATAAATGGCAATATCATTATGGTTATGCAAGACGTGCTTCGTATGATGATAATGGTACTTTTCATTCTATATTTATGCACAGAGTTATAAACAAAACTCCTAATAATTACGAAACTGATCATATAAATAGAAATAGATTAGACAATCGTAAAGAAAATCTTAGAACAACTACCAAATTGGAAAATTTACAAAATAAATCCATATATTCTAATAATAAATCTGGTCATAGTGGCATAACTTATTTTTCTATTAAAAGTAAATGGAGGGTTAGAAAGCAAGTAAATAATAAATCAATTTTTGTTGGTTATTTTGATACACTAGATGAAGCAATTAAAGCAAAGAAAGAGAGGATAGAGTCATACATTTAAATTGGATACTATCAATACTAGCTATTATCGAAGAACGTGGTAAGCACCTTGCAGACGAGGAAGCTATATACCTTAGTGAAAAACTACCTTTAATGACACACCCACACCGTTACTTGGACGCAAAGGTAGCAGTACAAAAACTGCTTGATGAGGTTGGTCGTTACAAGAGCAAAAAGTAACTCTCTTGCAACTCGTTACTATGTAATGTAAAATGTAACTAGGCAATTACAGCAGCCCCCTAAATCAGGGCTGTTTTTTATTTGCGATAAATAAATTAACAAGGAGCTATATATGGCTGGAATGGTATTTACCGATAGGGTTCAAGACATAACCTATCAAAAGATATTACCTTCGATTGTTGACCAGATCAACAACAGTAACATCTTCCTAGCTCGTGTTCTCAGCAAACCTGGAACATGGCTTGGAGTAACAGAAAACCAACCAATTGAGACTGCAAACAGTACAACTGGTGGTTCATTCAGCGGCATGGATACATTTCCTACGGCTGCAACAAACAATACTCGTTTAATGACATGGTATGTGTCAGCTTACGAGCAATCAGTTGTTGTACCTGGAATTGAAGCTGCTGTAAACGCAAACAACGAACGACAAGTTCTTCGATTGCTTGCTACTCGTATGGACGAAGCTAAAATCTCGGCTATGCAAAACATTGGTCAAATCTTCTACGGTCTTGGTGCTGGAAAAGACTTTGACGGATTAGGTAACATCGTAGATAACGGTACTTCAACCGCTAGCTATGCTGGTGTTACTCGAAGCGGTAACGCATTTATCAACGGTGACGTAACAGCTGTTACTAACGGAATCATTACTCTTGATTATCTATCAAGCGAATTCGACAACGTAAGTGCTGCTGGTTCTTCAAGCGAAAGCCCAACAATTGGTCTTACAACTAAGACTATCTGGACTTACATTGAAGGTCTTATTCAGCCAATGGTATCTGCACGATACGAAACTATGCAACTTCAGGGTTATGACCGCATCGACGGTAAAACTCCAAACGGTTCTGTAGTATCTGGTGCAAAGACAACTGGTGTAGGTGGCTTCAACGCGTTAGTTTATCGCGCACGTCCACTTGTAGCAGACGACAATGCAACATCTCAGACGTTCTTCTGGCTTAACGAAAACTATCTTGAATTCAAGAGACTTATCGACTCAAGCCTACGTCAGATTCCTTCAACTGTTGAAGTTACTGAAGGTTTCTATAAGGACGTTCCAATGCCAAGTGCATTCCAATTCCGCGAAATGATCGCGCCTGTTAACCAGTACGGACAAGTTGGTCTCTTGCTCCTCATGGGTAACTTGATACATCGACAACCTCGACGTAACGGTAAATTAACTGGAATCACATCTAACTAAGGTTAGTAGAAAGGATTTTTTATCATGGACGTAGGTATTCGAACTTTAGCTGAGCAGGACATAAATACTCTTGCTACATCTCAACAAACACAACTTGGTGGCGTTGGCGTCACTGCTGATGGACGTCGTTTTCGCTACGTTTCTTTCGGTGGTACTTCAACTATCGCACCAGGACAAGTATTAGTTGCTAGCACAACTACTGCTAACTATCAAGGACTAGCTATTCCAGCTGTTGGAACTGGTGGTCAAGTAACTGCTAACCTAGCTGTAGGTGCTACTTCAATTGTTATCACAAATGGTGCAACTGCAGTAACTGCTGATCAGTTCAAAGAAGGTTATCTTGAAGTATTAGTTGGTTCATCTGGCGCAAGTGGTGCTTATTCTTACAAAGTTAAGGGTAACTCAGCTGCTGCAGCTTCAGGTTACATCACTGTATACCTAAGCGAACCACTACGAAGCACAACTGCATTAGTAGCTGGTACAGATACTGTAAACCTTAACGTAAGTATCTATAGCTCAGTTGTAGCATCTGCTACCGCTGGTGTACCTGTAGGTCTTACAGTACTTCCTGTGCCTAACACTTCATCTGTTACTAACTACGGTTGGGTCCAAACTCATGGTCCTGCTGATGTTCTTAACGATGCTGGTGGTACTATCACCGTTGGTGGTGGT